ATTGCTATTGAAGAAATTATTAAGTTAAATACTGCTTATTGTAATGATAACTCTATTGCGATTGCAGTTGGTAGAGATCACCAGGTTGCACAAGCATTAGAACTTGGTGTTATTGATAAGGCAGCAGATAGAACAGAACCAGAAAGACCATAGTAGATAAATAGAGTTGCCTTACCTCTATATTCATGGAATCAAATCCACAGAAGAAAGAGGAAACCAAAAAGAACAAATTTGAGTGGGCCGATGAAGGGGTATCTACCCTGGTACGTGTTGTTATTTTAGGCTGGTCAGCATCGATCCTGACCCTTAATTATGTAACTGTTCCTGGTATTCCTCAGAAAAACATCGATCCGACTTTCATTGCCAGTGTGTTTACTGGCACACTGGCTACGTTCGGGGTTATGCCCGCTAAAAAGAAAGAAGAAGAAAAAATTGAGGAGAAAGATAAAAAGGTTTAGAATTTTTAAGTTTTGAATTACAAACAAATTCACCCCATAATAGACTAAAGTGAAATAGATAGTGTAGTTACAAAAACTATATGAAGTTCTTTTTTGCAGTACTTGCTACTTTGTTTTTTTCTACACCTGTTTGGGCTGTAGATGTTAAAATGGGTTCTAATGGCAACTTAGCATTTGAACCTAGTGAGATTACAATTTCTGCAGGTGATACGGTACACTTTGTAAACGAGGCACTACCTCCACATAACATTATTGTTGAAGCACGTCCTGATCTTTCAAGAGAGGCACTGCTATTTGCTCCCGGTGAGACTCAAGATATTGTATTTGCTGACGCAGGTGAATATGAATTTTGGTGTGGACCCCACAAGGGTGCAGGTATGACTGGTACAATTCACGTTGAATGATATGAAAAAACTCAATGAAGTCACTCTGAATATAACTGTAGCAATTATTGACTTCTTGTATAAAGGTAGAGATTATCCACGTTTTTGGGTGCTTGAGGAGATTGCTCGGGCACCCTATTTTGCTTTTTTAAGCGTACTACATTTAAGAGAATCATTAGGTTTACGTGGTCCAACACACATCTATCTGATGGAGGAACATTTTGCTCAAACTCTTAACGAAACAGAACATCTGGAATACATGGAATCTAGGGGCGGTAATACTTATTGGGTGGATCGCTTCTTCGCCAGACACCTTGTACTTATCTACTATTGGATCAACGTGGTTTATTATTGGATATCTCCTCGCTCTGCTTACCATCTCTCCTACGAAGTAGAAGTTCATGCAGCACATACATATGCAGAATATCTAACTCGTTTTCCTAACGATAAAAAAATATGTGAAATTATGAATGATGAGGTGCAGCATTCTCAAGAACTTGCCGAAGCAATCCGATTGATTGATCCAGATCGTCTAACCGTCAGAGAAAAATCTGCATGAACCTTTTATTACGTGCTCATGAAAATTATAATGATCCAACTTGGAGTGTAATTATTGGTTTAATTATATTTCTTGCCGGTGTTACTTATTATATTGTCTATATAATGCGTATGGCTTTTAATGAATTGAACGATGGCGGATCAAATCAATCAAAAGGACGCGGATCAGGATCAACTGATAGCACTGCTAACTCACAGGATTGAAGATGCCGAAAAGATGGCGGAAGAACTTCGTGATCGTGTTCGTAAACTTGAAAAGTGGGTATGGGGTGCCGGTGCCATCATAACCGCTGCCATTACATTAATCGGAATAGTCACAGCAGCAGACGCAAAGGAGATCGATTATGGGCGCAATGGTTCCCCCCAGTCGGAAGTCATGTTACAACTTCCGGGTAGTTGAGATTAATAGAGTTCTTGATGGTGACACGATTGATGTCACAATCGATCTTGGTTTTGACCTTTATAAAAAAGAAAGAGTAAGGGTTGCGGGAGTTGATACTCCAGAAAAAAGAACGAAAAATTTAGAGGAGAAAGCCCTTGGAATTGACGCAACCAACTGGCTTAAAGAGAAACTGGAATCGACTATCGCTGGTGATGATGAGTTGTCTGTTAGGACTGAACTTGTTGGTGGTGTCGGGAAGTATGGCCGTCTTCTTGGCTGGTTATACATTGGGGACGCAGAGTTGTCCCTTAATGAACAAATGATAACTGAAGGATATGCACATGCATATGATGGTGGAACCAAGGATATGAATCTTGAAGCACTTCGTGAGATTCGTAGAGCACATGGTACACTAGTGGAGTAATGAACATGACACCGTTTAAGTGGGTTGTATTAAGTGTTGGTGGTGTAGTTGCCGTAGCACACATTGGTGTGCTCGGTCATCTTATGAATATGAATAAGAACTATGCAAATCGCCCACAATATCCTTCAATCAATCTTCCTACGGGAGAGTATTCCTCTTATGATGTTAATGTGAACAAAGAAGGATATAGTATTAGATACAACGCAAATGATCCTAGAGTCTTAACTTCCGAAAGGACTCTTGACCTTGACAAAGAAAAGAAAGGATGGTTTGGTGGTGGAAGAGAACAAAGAACAGAATATCGTCGTGATGAATATACTATTAATGGAACTAGAAACATCGGTGGAGGTGCCGATGATGAGGGAAAGTTGAGTGCAAAAGACGTGGAGTGTATAAAGGCGGACGCTGGCGCACAATCACAGGGTGCAATGGTAGGAACAAGCATCGCATCTAGTGCTATTCCAATGCTTACGGGTATTCCCTATATTGGATGGTTGACAGTTGGTTGGGCAAACTTATTAGGTCATAAAGCAGGAGCAGCAGTCGGTTCAGAAGTGGCATCAGTTTTTAATGATTGTTAATTAAATGAATGGAAATACCAGATATTGGCACTAATAATATTCAAACTAATGAAATTAGTATCAGAGAATTAAATATTCCAGATATATCAACAACAGTTGTTTCTGAACCTAGGTATAGCATCCCGTATGCTCCACCAGTTACAGTAGAGATTGGTGTTCCTGTTGTTGATATGCCTGGTTGTGTTGAAGCACATGAACAAAATACTAATAGTGAAAAGAGTGGAATACTTTCAGAGGATGATCCTAAAGGAGTAAAAACTTATTGTGATTCTAGTACTCCTAGTTTTGATCCAATCGAATATAATAAAGATAAATTAGAATATGATTATGAACCACCGGTTCCTGCATATAAAGGAGAAGAAGTAAAACCTCTACAAGGTGTGCCAGAGACACCAAAGGTTCCAAACACTTCAGCAGCAACAGCACAAATAGAGTGTCCAACAAAAGAACAGTTGCAAACAGAACCTGTTGGATTTATTTTTGATAGTGGACGCAAAAAAATAACTGGTTACCGTTTAGAAGGCAACCAGTGTATTCGTGAAGTTGAAGATGTTCCTGTTGTAAATCAGATTGTCAATGCTATCCCTCCTGCTTCAACTATTACTACTACTGCTGGTATTGCTGTTGTAGCAACAACCTCCGCACTGTTAGCAAAACCTTTTGCTGATATTCTTTTAAGGGTTGTTAAACCTGTAACTAAAAAAGTTATCAAAAAGATTGCTTCTATTCGCGGGAAAAAGGTAAAGGTCGAGTCTGTAAGGGAGCGCCGAGATGCTCAGCGTGACCGTGTGAATGCGATCCAGGCTCTAAGGAAGGCATTGAAGAAGTAGGAGTTGGGATAGTATGTCTATGTGGTTTAATGTAAGTTATATCTCTTACAACCACATCAGCACATACAGAATAGTATGGACTCTTGGGATGAAATTGAATTCCTTTTTGAATTAATTCACCACAATTTTTGAGACGAGCAATCTCAAAGTCTAATCTTTTATTGGCAGTAAGTTGTTGTTGTAATCCAATCTGAGTAGCAACTGCTTCTTTACATTGCTCTTGCAAACTTTTATCTAATGGACGAGACCATGTAGCAGAAAAACCTACAGAGAGATTGTAATTATCTTTCTGTCCAGTTCTGGTTCTTTTATGAAATAAAATATCTCCTGGGTTATCAATAATACCATCTCCAGTTTGATTTCCATTTTCATCCAGAGCACCAAAATTATCACTAACATCATAAACGGGATCATAATAATGTGGTTCCCAAGGTCTCTGAAGGGAAGTTGCTCCAGTTACATATGGAGTAACGTTTAACGTAGGACCCTGACACTGGATCCCGCCCCCGTAGGTATTAGTAATATACGGACCTTGTAATACCTGAATAGCTTGGTTCGTAACTGAGCCTGAACTATTAGCTACGGGAGATGCAGTTGCACTTACACCACCAACGGT